CTACAATGACGTGGGTGGTATCGTATCTGATGTCACTTTCGAAAACCTCGCCTGTTCGGCATTGCCGGGGGTGCTGGGCGCGAGCTTCTACGCTCAGTCGACCGATACCTACTATTCCGCGTATTTCGAGTTCATCAACCTTGAGATGCATTTGTCGCTAGCGGCGAGCTTCAAGGGACTGTTCATCTTCACGAACTGGAACAAGATCAGGGACGGCTATTCCGGTTCCCCGGTCAACGGCTCGCACACTGCAATCCTTGCCCTTGCCGGCTCGTACGGGCAGACCAACCGCCAGAACATCAACAAAATCTCGGACTCGCAGTTCTTCAGCGCATACGGCGGCCAGGGGGTTATCGTCGCGTCTTATGGCACGTTGTGGACAATCGAGGATTCCGACTTTGAAGCGCTAAATACTGCGGCGCTACGCGGCTATAACCTGACGCAGATCAAATTTATCAGAACATGGTTCGAAGGCGTGAACGCTGAAGCTCTCGTGGCATTGTCGAACTATCCGGGTACGGCTGCAGAATCCTCGGCATCGTTCGAGCACTGCGCGTGCGTCATGACTAATCCCAATCCCTCTTTCTTCGCCACAATCGAAAATGGGACGCTGTCGTTCAAGGAGAACGTGTTCAACCTGGTGACGCCGGGCATGCGGCAGGTAAACAATGGCGCGCGGATCACCAAGAACGAGGGCAACCTCGTTGACGGCACCGGTCTGGCCACGTTCATGGACGGAGCGCACCACGATACGTACCTCGGTGGACGCCGCCAGTTAAACGGCGCGTCAGACAACGGCGTTGCCGGAATGACGATCCAGAACAATGGCGGCATCGCGGCTACGGCCGGCTTCATGTCGGCGGACAATATCGTGGTTGGCAATACCTCGCTCGTTACGATCGCGACGTCGGCTACCGGGCTTGGCGGGCAGTGCGTCGTCTCGGGCTATGATCCGATAGGCGGCGGACAATTCCGCCTTAACAAAGAGTGGCAGGGCGGCGTCGTTCAAACGATCGGCACTCCATTCAACAATACCGGCAAGGCGATTTCGTTCGAGGTCGTCGGCAACGATCTTCGGATGAAAGTCGATACCGGCTCTGTCGTTGTCTTCACAACGATGTTCAATTGAGGTGGCTATGATGGACGTTTCGCAAATTGCGCGTGATCACGGTGTTGAGGCACGCGCTGCTATTGTTGCCGTCATGACCAGCTCGACGATTGCGCCGCTCGTCGATGGCGTGGACCTCGAAGGCCAGCTCAAGCAGGCGCGCAGGGTCGTCTGTATGCCTGGCAAGCCCGATCCTGCATGCGCCAAGCTTGTCGATATGAGCCTGCGGTTAGCCCGTGATCCACATGCGGAAGCCGTGATCCGCGCTGAATATGCCGGCTTCATGGAAAGCTTCGTCGTCACCTTTCTTACCCCGGCGGCAAACGCTGCTGATGAGCCTGGGAACAGCGGCTGAAGCGATTTGAAGTTACTCCCGCTCTTGTAGAATGTGTTTCTACAAGAGCGGGGGCTCGCCTTCAAAAACATCCCGCGCATGGTCGCCGCTATGGCCGAACCTGCCGACATTCAGCGCCTCATTGGCGATCTTGCGCGCGAAGGCGTGGTCGTATCGGTCGACCACGTTAGTGGAACAGCGCGCGTCAAATTCGCAGACGAACTAACGACCGGCGATATCCCGTGGCTTGAAAGTCGTGCCGGTTCCACGCGGACCTGGTCGCCGCCCGCGATTGATGAACAGGTCGTTGTTCTTGCACCCGAGGCGGATACCGCACGCGGAATCATTATCGGCAGTTTGTCGAGCGATACACATCCCCACCCGGCGAACGACGCATCGACGCTGACCGAGTATGAGGACGGTGCGCGGATCGGTTACGATCCGGTCTCGCATGCCTTAACCGCCATTCTTCCTGCTGGCGCATCAGTGCGAATCGATGCGGATGGGGGACTGTCGTTCAAGGGCAACCTCAAGGTAGACGGCGATATCAGTTCGACCGGCACCATTACTGCCGACACTGACGTCGTAGGCGCGGGCAAGAGCCTGAAGAGCCACGTCCACCTTGGCGTCCAGCCGGGCGGCGGGCTGTCAGGAAAGCCGCAATGATCGGCATGAACCGCACCACGGGAAAGCCACTGGCTGGCGCTGACCACCTTGAGCAATCGATCGCCGACATTCTCGGTACGCCTCTGGGCACGCGCCTTTGTCGGCGCGAGTACGGATCGCTCGTCCCCCAACTGCTCGATCAGCCGAATAACGAACTCGGCCGGATGCGGATCTTCGCTGCTGCTGCGCTGGCCCTGCTCCGGCAGGAAGGCCGCGCGCGCATATCCCGTGTGGTGCTTTCACCCGGGAAACTCCCGCAGGAAGCCGTCATCACTGTCACCGGTCGTCGTACCGACGCCCTGATCGCCGCTCCCTTTTCCGTCTCGTCCACCATCCGCGCCCTGTCGGCGCTCGCCTGAAAGGTCCGCACATGAGCTTCCTCCACGGGATCAACGTTAACGAGGTCAAGAAATCGACCCGCTCGATCGTGACAGTTGCGACCGCCGTGATTGGCTTGGTCGCCACCGCGCCAGACGCGGTTGCCGGCGCATTTCCGCTCGACACCGCTGTCAAGGTGACAAACCTCGACGATGCGATCGAGAAGGCCGGCGCAATTGGCACGCTCCGCGCCGCTCTGGTCGCCATCGCCGGACAGGTTACCGCGCCGATCGTCGTCGTCCGCGTTGCGCCTGGTGCCACGCCAGCTGATACCGCGACCGCCGTCATCGGCACAGACGTTGCCGGCGTAAAGACCGGCATGCAGGCACTGCTCACCGCGCCGGCCCAACTTAACCAGCATCCCCGGATCATCGGCGCGCCGGGGCTGGAGGGCGAACCGGTAACGAAGGCGCTGGTAACGATTGCCAAGCGTTTGCGCGCTCGCGTCTACGCCAAGGCGATCGGCGACGATCGCGGCGAGGCCATCGCCCACCGTGCGCTGTTCCCCGACGCGCGCGAGCTGACGTTGCTCTGGCCGAGCGTGACCGCGCCCTATGGCGCAGACGGTAGCAGCATCGGCGTACCTGTCGCGGCCGTCGCGATGGGCGCACGCGCCGCGATCGATCAGACGCAAGGCTGGCACAAGACGCTGTCGAACGTCGCGCTTCCCGATATCGATGGCCTGGCGGCGGATGTCACGTTCGATATTCAGGACCCGGACTGCGACGCCAACGTCTTGAACGCGTCCGAACTGGTAACCGTCGTCCGTATCGCGGGCGAGCTTCGCTTCTGGGGTAACCGTACGTGCGGGGCTCCCGAGAGCGACTTCGTGTTCGAAAGCGCGTGCCGTACCGCTCAGATCCTCGCGGACACGGTTGCGCTTGGCTTGGTATGGGCAATGGACAAGCCCCTGCTGCCCAGCCTGGCGAAAGACATCGTCGAGCAGATTAACGAGAAATTCCGTACCGAGAAGCGCGCCGGTCGCATTCTCGGCGCTGTGGCGCTGTTCGATGGGGCAAAGAACCCGGTCGACCAGCTGAAGGCCGGCAAACTCCTGATCGGCTACCGCTACACCTTCGTACCGCCGCTGGAGGCCCTCGGGCTTGAGCAGGAGATCTCCGACGAGTTCTTCGCCGACTTCATCAGCCTCGTCTCGGGCCGCTGACCGTGGAGATCCCGCGTCGCGCCTATGTCATCTTCCTGCTGCTCGGCTTGCTGCCGTCCATCCTGTTATGGACGTTCGGCTGGGTCGCTTGGTGGGCGGTGCCGCTCCTAACAATCCCGTTCGCCCTCTTGCTGATCGTCGTCATCGTCTTGGTGATGACGATCGCATGGATGGCGAACGGCTCCCACTGACCTCCCGTACGAAAGGCTGACGCGATGGCGTTCCCCAGCAAGCTCAAGCAAACGATGATGTTCAACGACGGCGAAGCCTTTATCGGTGAAACCGTATCCATCACGCCCCCCAAACTCGCGCGCAAGTTCGAGGAGTACCGCGCCGGTGGCATGGGTCGCGCGGTCAAAGTCGACATGGGCGGCGAGGCCCTAGAGATGGAGGCGACCTACGGAGGTCCCATGCGCCAGATCCTGCGGCAGCACGGTATGCTCAATATCTCGGGCGTGCAGCAGCGCTTCGTCGGTTCCTTCCAGAACGACGACACCGGCGAAGTCGATGTCGTCGAGATCGTCACGCGCGGCCGGCACGAAGAGATCGACATGGGCGAATGGAAGCCCGGCGAGGACACCGAGTTCAAGGTCAAGAGCCAGCTAAGCTACTTCAAGCTGACGTGGAACAGAGTCGTTGAGGTCGAGATCGACGTCCTCGGTATGATCGAGATCGTCGGCGGCGTGGACCTGATGGCCGAGCATCGCGCTGCGATGGGACTGTGACACGCCGGGGCGTCCCGTCGACGCCCCAATAGCCTGGACTGCGACTGCGGCCCTGCCACGACCCGAAACCGAGGAAATACAAGATGGACAACCAGAACGACAACGAGATCTCCACCCCGTCATCGCCCGGTGACGTCACGCTCGAATACGATGTCGTCGTCGCGGACAAGGTCGTAATGCCTGCCGGCACGGTGGTTCATGTACGCAAGCCGATGGGCGGCGCGCTCCGTGGTGCGAATCTCGGTGGCTTGGTCCGCATGGACTTCAACCAGGTTGCGCTCGTGGCACCGCGTGTGACCCAGCCGATCCTCCATCCTCACCTGATCGACGCGATGGATCCTGCGGACGTGATGCAGATCTCAGGAGTGCTGGTCGAT